CGATCTATGCCGCATACGCGTGGCTGTAATTGGAAGTTCGCTTTTTAGGTGCCAACAAAATGGGCAGGGGCCGCAAGCCGACGCCGAAGCCGATCCTCAAGATGCGGGGCTCCCGCGTCCGCGGACCGCACAAACGCGGCGTCGATGTCGCCCCTGGAATTCCGCCGGCACCGGATTGGATGTGCGACATCGCCCGTGCCGAGTGGGACCGGATCGCCCCGATGCTCGAAGCCAGCAAGGTGATGAGCCCGCGGCACCAGCAGACGCTCGCCGGCTACTGCGACTCGTTCGCGGACATGGTCCAGGCCGACGCCGAACTGCGGGCCAACGGCACGACGTTGATAGACGACAAGGGTAGGGTGAGTAATCACCCGGCATGGTTGCGGAAGCGCGACGCTCGGAATCAGATGCTCAAGTTCGCGGCCGAGTTTGGGCTGACCGCTTCGGCCCTCGCGAGGGTGTCGGCAGTTGAAGAATCCCCGAACAAAACAGACGACGACGCCAGAATGTTCGCCTGAGTCTCCAGGCGAAATCGCGGTGCGGTTCTTCGAGGAGAACCTGACGCACGCGAAAGGCGAATTGGGCGGCAAGCCGTTCCTGCTTGAGGAGTGGCAAAAGGCATACGTGCGGAAACTTTTCGGGACGCTGCGGCCCGACAAGACCCGCAAGTATCGCACTTCCCTGCTTGCCATCCCGCGCAAGAACGGGAAGTCGAGCCTGTGTGCCGGCATCGCGCTCAAACTCATGTTCGACGGCGAACCCGGTGCGGAAATCTACTCATGTGCCGCCGATCGCGACCAGGCGAGGCTCGTGTTTGAGATGGCAAAAGTCTGCGTCGAAAACTCGCCAAAACTTCGCGGCAGGCTCCGCGTCTTCCGCAACAGCATCGTGCGGGAGGACACGCACACCACGTACAAGGCACTGTCAGCCGAGGCGTTCACGAAGCACGGGCTCAACGCTCACGGCGTGATCTTTGACGAACTGCACGCCCAGCCGAACCGCGAACTGGTGGACGTGATGGCGACCAGCATGGGCGCGAGGCGGCAGCCGCTGTTGGTCTACATCACCACTGCGGGCTATGACCGTCGCAGCGTCTGCTGGGAAATCTGGAAGTACGCCGAGGCCGTCGCCAGCGGAGCCGTGAAAGACCCTTCGTTCCTGCCTGCAATCTACGCCGCGGCGATCAATGCCGATTGGAAGGACGAAAAGGTGTGGGCCAAGGCCAACCCGAACTTGGGCGTTTCGGTCAAACTCGACTTCCTGCGGACCGAATGCCAGCGGGCGATTGAGTTACCCGCCTACGAAAACACGTTCCGGCAGCTGTACCTCAACCAGTGGACAGAGCAGGACGTTCGGTGGCTGCGGAATGACCAGTGGGCATCCGGCAATTCGGCCTGCCCGGTGCCGCTCGCCGGCAGGGAGTGCTGGGCCGGGCTCGACCTTGCGACCACGTATGACACGACCGCCTTGGTGCTCGTGTTTCCGCTTGAGGAGGGCCGCTACTGGGTGCAGCCGCACTTCTGGATTCCAGAGGAGAACATGCGCGACCGGGTGCGGCGTGACAAGGTGCCGTATGACGTGTGGGCGAAGCAGGGGCACCTGACGCTGACGCCGGGCAACGTCACCGACTTCGACAAAGTGCGTGCAGACATCAACGAAATCTCCAAGCGTTACGCCATCAAGCAGATCGCCATTGACCGCTGGAACGCGACTCAGCTGGCGAACCAACTGCAAGGGGACGGGCTTTCAGTGGTAGGTTTTGGACAGGGCTATGGAACCATCAGCCCGGCCGCGAAGCAACTCGAGTCGGCTGTCGTTTCGGGCAAATTGCTGCACGGCGGGCATCCGGTTCTGGCGTGGCAGGCTGGCAACGTGGCGATTCAGCGGGACCACAACGGAAACATCAAGCCGAGCAAGGCCAAGAGCACCGAACGGATTGACGGAATCGTGGCGCTGGTCATGGCTATGGGCATCCACGTGTCGCAGGAAATCAAAGGCCCAGCCACAGAACCCTCAATCCTGCTCATATGATCGCCCCTTCTTCTCGCATCCTGTGGCTTCCCGGCGCCGACGAACGGCATTGGGATTTTGAATCTGGCTCGTTTGGCGGGCGTGGCAACGCCGCCGGCGTGCGAATCGACCCTGAGACGGCGTTGCGTTCGACGGTCGTGCTGGCCTGCGTTCGCGTCCTGTCGTCAAGCGTGGCCGGGCTGCCCCTGCACCTCTACCGGCGGTTGCCGGATGGCGGCAAGGAACTCGCCCGCGAGAACCCGCTGTATCGCGTCCTGCATGACACGCCGAACTCGTGGCAGACTTCCTACGAATGGCGTGAGCAGTTGATGCTCCACCTGCTGACGCACGGGCAGGCGTTCGTGGAAATTGGCGGGGCCGGTGAGCAGACGCAGCTGGTGGTGCTGCACCCATCGCGGATGAAGGTAGACCGCGTCGAGAATGGCCGGCTGCGGTACACGTATCGCGAGGCTTCGGGGCAAAGCACCGTCTACGCTCAAGACGCGATCATGATGCTTCGATGGTTGTCTGACGACGGCGTCAACGGCCTGGTGCCGGTTGAGTTGGCGAAGGATGCGATCGGGCTTTCGCGGGCGTGCGAAATTCACGGCGCGGCGTTCTTCGGGAATGGTGCCAGGCCTGGGGTTGTCCTGTCCACCGATCAGATGCTTTCTCCCGAGACTGCCGAGAATACGCGAAATCAGTGGGAGCGTGCCCACCGTGGCCCTGACCGGGCGCACCGGACTGCGGTCCTGCAAGGCGGCCTGAAGGTCAACGAACTCGGCGGCAACAATCAAGAGGCTCAGTTCCTCGAGGCCCGCCGATTTCAAGTCGAAGAGGTGTGCCGACTCTACGGCGTGCCGCCCCATCTAGTGGGCGACCTGTCGCGGTCGTCCTACTCAAACATTGAGCAGCAGTCGCTGGACTACCTGCAGAACGGGTTGATGCCGTGGCTGCGCCGCATTGAGTCGGCCATCAGTCGCGATCTGATTGCGGATGGCGACCTGTTTGCGGAGTTTGACACGCGCGGTGCGCTGCGGGCTGACGCTGCCGGCCGGGCGGCGTACTACTCGCAAATGGCAACGCTCGGAGTTCTGAGCGTCAACGACATCCGATCCGCCGAAAACATGAACCCCGTTGAGGGTGGTGACGAGCGGTTCGTGCAGTTGAACATGACCACGCTGACGAAGGCGGCAGCCCAGCCGGAGCCGGTGGTTGAGGAAGTGGTCACGACAGAGGTGCCTGCCGTGCCTGCTGCAGACGTGGCACCGGCAGTAGACGCTGGCCCGCAGATTGCGGACGTGTCGCTCAACGGGGCACAGGTTTTGAGCCTCTTGGAAATCGTGACGCAGTACAACGCCGGCCTCTTGACTGAACAGGGCGCGAAAGCGGTCATCGCCGCAGCGCTCCCCGGCGTTCCGCCTGCAACAGTGAACGCCATCATCGCTGGCACGAGCACGACTCCAGTGGTGTTGCCGGATCGCCCGCAGGGACGTTCGCTGCCTGAGTCGCGGGCCATGACCATCAGCATCGACTTCGACAAGACGTTCTCGGCTGACCCGCAGATGTGGGGCGAGTTTGCCCGCAAGGCGGTCGCGGACGGCAACACGGTCGTGATGATTTCTCGCAGGCCCGAGGCGGATCGAGAGGAGGTGATCTCATCTCTCGGCGACTACGCCGAGGCTTTCTCCGACGTGCTGCTCGTGGGTAGTGACACGCTCAAAGACGATGCGGCCCAGGCGGCCGGGATCGCCGTGGACGTGTGGGTGGATGACTCGCCGCAGTTCATCCGTGGCGAGCAGCGTGCCCAGCCGGGCACCGTGTCGGAAGGTGACTTCGTTTCGTGGGATTCTTCGGGCGGGAGTGCTCGCGGCCGGATTGATCACGTGATGGACTACGGCACACTCGACATCCCCGGCACCGACTTCAAGATCGAGGCGAGCGAGGAAGATCCGGCCGCACTTATCACGCTCTACGAAGAGGTGGCCGGCGGGTGGCGTGCGACCGAGACGCAAGTCGGGCACAAGGTGGCGACGCTCACGAAGATTGACCCGCTGCCCGAGCCGCCCCCGGTTGAGGAAAAGGACTACGGGAAGCCCAGGCGGAAGGGGCGGAAGCGTGGCTAAGTACGACCACATCGACTTCACGCCCCCGGCGGGCGTGCGGTCAGAGGCACAGAAAGGCCTTGATTGGCGAAGCGAGTACGGCCGAGGCGGCACGGAAGTCGGCGTGGCTCGCGCTCGCGACCTGAGCAACGGAGTGACCATCTCGCCCGACACGGCGAAGCGGATGGCGAGCTACTTCGCCCGGCACGAGATCGACAAGCAAGGAAAGGGCTATAGCCCAGGCGAGGACGGCTTTCCATCAGCCGGACGCATCGCCTGGGCACTTTAGCTTTGGGGTGGAAACCCCGGTCAAGATTGGTCAAGCAAACTGGTTGAACAAATGAACGCCGCAGACGAGGAAGGCAGGAGCATCATGGGCAACATCGAACGCAGGGCACTGGCGATTGACGAGGTGGAGTCGGCGGTGCCGCTCCTGGCGGTCGAGAGCCGCAGTGAAGACGGCACCGATCGCCAGTGGATCGTCGGCTACGCGGCGAAGTTCGGCGTCAACTCCCTCGAGTTGGAAGGCCAGTTCGTTGAGCGGCTCGACCCCGGCGCCTTTGGCATCGTCGCGGAGCGTCGTGGCCGCAAGCGTCCGCTGGAGACTCGGGCATTGTGGAATCACGACCCGAACTATCCGCTCGCCCGGTTCCCCGGCACGCTGCGGATGAACGTGGACGAGGTCGGCCTGCGGTATGAGTTCCCCGTGCCCGACACGTCCTACGGTCGCGATCTCGCCGCCAACATTGCGGCTGGGATCGTGCGCGGATCGAGCTTCAGCTTCCAAGTGGCCCCCGGTGGTGAAGCCTGGAGCGTCGAGGACGGCCGAAGCATCCGCACCGTGACGAAGATCGACTCGCTGATTGACGTGGGGCCAGTGACGTTCCCTGCGTACCCCGATGCCGACGTAACGGTTGCGAGGCGGTCGTTCGACGCCTTCCGTGTTTCGCAATTCGCGAAAAGCGAAAGTGCCATTGCCGCAGCCAAGAAGGCCGCCTCACTCCGCGAGTATCTCCGCACGCATGGCCGCTAGTGGCGATTCCTGCCCGCGTTGTCGAGATGGCCGCCTGGCGGTGGCGTCGTCGCAGCGGTCTGGCGAATACCAGACCCGCTATCTGCGGTGCTGCCGGTGTGGCAACACGGACAAGCAGATCATCCACGGCACCGTGATCCGGCGGAAGTCTTTTACTGCCGACCGTGCGTAACTGCATGGTTTGAAGGTGCGCCCCGTAGTTTCGGGATAGACGGCGACTGACGCCGCAGCCCGAACACAGGAGCCCACACCGTGGACAAGATCAAGGCACTGCTCGACGAACTGGCCGCCGTTGTCGCTGAAATGTCCGCGATGACTGAGGACGCCCCCGAGGGCGAAGAGGCTTCCGCTCCGATGTCTGAGGAGCAGGAGGCGTCCCTCCGTTCGCTCGAGACTCGCGCCGACAAGCTCCGCGAGCGGATTGAGTTCCTGACCCGCGTGCAGGCCAAGGAAGTCGAACTGCGTGCCGTGCTGGAGCGCGGTGCCCCGGCCAAGAAGCTCGAAAAGACCGAAACCACCGAGGAGGCTCCCGCCGTGGAAAGCCGCAAGATTTTCGCCGTGCCCGCGTCGCATCGCCCCCTCAAGGGCTTCAAGTCTGAAGAGCGTGCCTACCGTGCCGGCATGAGCATCAAGGCTTCGCTGCTGGGTGATGAGGAGGCCCGTCGGTGGTGCCTCGATCACGGCGTCGAGAGCCGTGCCCAGGCTGGCGGCATCAATTCGCTCGGCGGTGTCCTGACCAATCCCGAACTGTCCAGCGAGATCATCAGGTTGGTTGAGGAGTTCGGTGCGTATCCGGCCAACGCTCGCAACGTCACGATGAACAGCGACACGCTGCTGATTGCCCGTCGCGTCGGTGGCCTGTCGGCTCGGCCGATCGGCGAGAACGCCGCTCCGGCCACCAGCGACGTGACGTTCGACAACGTGCAGCTGGTCGCGAAGCTCTGGGGCGTGGACAACCGCGTTCCGATGTCGCTGGTCGAGGACTCGGTCATCGACCTTGCGGACGCGATGGCGGTCGAGGTTGCTCAGGCGTTTGCCGAAGCCTTCGACAACAGCGGCTTCATCGGGACCGGCAACGGTGGCACCTACCACGGCACCACGGGTGTCGCGGTCGCCATCAACGACGGCACCCACTCGGCCAGCATCTATCAGGCGACTTCCAGCCGCGACCAGTTCGAGGAGCTGCTCCTGGCGGACTTCTCCAACACGGTGGCCAAGCTGCCGCTGTACGCCCGGCGGAATGCCAAGTGGTACATCTCGCCGGCCGGCTACGGCTCCTCGATGCTTCGCCTCATGGTGAGCACCGCGGGCAACAACGCGGCCGACGTGGCCGGCGGGGCTGGTCTCCAGTTCCTCGGCTTCCCGGTCGTTCTCTGCCACCCGCTGGAAAGCCGGCTGTCGGGCACGACGGGCCAGATCGCCTGCCTGTTCGGCGATTTGTCGCAGGCCGCGACCTACGGCGTGCGGCGTGACATCAGCGTCAAGACGGATGCCTCCCGTTTCATCGAGTTTGACCAGCTGCTGACGTTCGCCTCGGCTCGCGTTGCGATGGTCGCTCACGACCTGGGCGACACGGCGAAGGCCGGTCCGCTCGTCGGTCTCAAGTTCGCCTGACCAACAAACCCTTTGACCCTCTAGGAGACAGTGAACGTGAATCATCTCGAAGCCACCAAGACGGTTGTGGGTGACTCGGCGGCGGGCACGGCCGGCACGGCGACCATCACGATCGACACGCTCGGTTTCGCCTACGCATCGGTTGACGTGGTCGTGGCGAAGTCGTCCACGGCGTCGCACACCGCAGCGTCGGTCCTGAACTCGCTGGCCCTCTACCAGGGCGACACGACGGCGGCCACGGCTTCCGTCTACACCGTGTCGGCTCCGGCCGCCAGCGTTTCGGTTACGAGCCAGGCGTCGGTCATCCGGTTCGACATCGACCTCCGCGGCAAGCAGCGGTACGTCAAGGTTGACGCCTCTGCGGTTGGCTCGCTCGCGACCAACATCGTGGCGCGGCTCGGCAAGGCCGAGGTTAGCCCCGACTCGACCTCCGAGATGGGCGTGCTCGCGAAGTACAGCGGCTGATCTACTTGACAGCCTGAAGACACTGAATGGCGGGTGCGGCACAGCGTCGCGCCCGCCATTCTCGTTTTGAGGCAAACCATGATCGTTAAGGTCGGCAGTACGGACGTAGACGTGCGGATTGAGTGCGTGATGTCTGGCCCTCGGTTCGGCCCGATTGCCAACATGTTCGGCTGGGCGCAAGCGCTCATGCCGCTCGGCATCCGCCCCACACTTGGCCAAGGAGCGTTGTGGGGGCCGGTCCTGCAGCGGTGCCTCGAGCAGTTCGTGGACTCCACCGAATACATCCTCTGCACCGATATGGATTCGTTCTGGGGTCGCAAGGACGTTGAGGCCATCGTGTCATTGGCAATGGCATTCCAGTGCGACGCAATCGCGCCGATTCAGGTGAAACGCGAGGACGGTCGTCCTATGTTCACGCTGCCCGGCACTCTCGACAATCCGCCTCCAGGCGGCAAGACCGAACTAGATATGTCGTGGTTCGCGGAGCCGGTGCAGGAGGTGGACAGCGCCCACTTCGGCTGCACTCTGATTTCCACCAAGGCATTGAAGCGAACGCCGAAGCCGTGGTTCCAAGACCATCCCAACGCCGAGGGGAAGTTCGGTGACGGCCGGGTGGACGCTGACATCTGGTTCTGGAGGCAGTTCCGCCGCGGCGGCAACCGCGTCTACGTGACGCCTCGCGTGACGATCGGGCATGGCGAGTGGGTGAGCGTGTGGCCCGGCAAGGATCTCCGGTCGCCCGTGTTTCAGTACGTTGGCGACTACACCGAGAACGGCAAGCCCGCAACTGCATGGAATGTAGGTGAATCGTGAAAATAAGATTGTTGAAGAACTACTCGACGTACAGCGTCGGCACGCTGGTTGATTGCGAAGACGCGACCGCCGTCCGTCTGATTCGTGACGGCATCGCGGAGCGTGACCAACAACTGGACCTGATCGAGACGGCAGCGGTCGAACCCGTCGCGGAACGGGCCGACGTGACACCACGAAGGACGACGCGACGTGCGGTATCGAAGCATCAAGACCCTGACGCATCCGAAGGTTGAGCCCGTCAGCCTGGCCGATGCACGGGCACACTGTCGGGTCGATACCGACGCGGACAACGCCTACATCGCATCGCTGATCACGGCGGCCCGCGAGTGGTGTGCGGCGTACTGTGATGAGACGTTCGTCCACACTCGGTACATGATGACCCTCGACTCGTTCCCCACGAACGAAGTCGAACTGCCCCGGCCGCCGATGGCAACGCATACGGCCTACACGGCGGTCACGGTGACGTACACGCTCGAGAACCAGACCACCGCGACGCTGGCGGCGAATCAGTACCGGGTTGACCGTGACAGCGTGCCGGGCGTCATTCGCACGCTCTACAACGGCTCATGGCCCTCTCACCTGATGGATTACAACGCCGTCACGGTGACGTGGTGGGGCGGCAAGGGCGAGGACGGCAGGGACGTTGAGCAGCGGGTTCGCAACGCCATCCTGTGGCTTGTGGGCTACTGGTACGAACGGCGAATGGCGGCCGATGGTATTTCCATGACGGAGATTCCGTTTGGCGTGAAATCGCTTCTCGACTCTGCGAAGTGGGGGTCATACCTGTGAGCGTACTCGGCAAGTTCGCCATCGACGTGCAGTTTGCCGACTCGACCACGGCCACCGGCGTTCGGTCGGTGAAGACCGTCACGCTGCAGCACGCGACCGAATATGACTTTGGAAAAATCGCCATCGTGGCCGGCACCTGCGGCACAGCTGCGGTCAGCGTTGCCGTGGCTCCAACCACGTACAAGGATTCCGCTGGGTCTGCCGTGTCGTTTTCCAGCGTGAGCCGGGCGGCGTTTTCCGCAGACGCTGCGGGCCGTGTGAAGTGCGACGGCACCGGCGATTGGACGCTCTATTCTCGTGCCGGCCAGGTTGCCGTGTCGGAAGCGTTCGAGACGGCATCGTTCTCGATCTCCACCACGGCGGGCACGTCGGCCTGGACCTTGGTGCTCTATGGCGATTGATCCTGGCAAACTCCGTGAGCGAATAATCGTTCAGCAGGCGACCGAGACTCGGAACGCTCTGGGTGAGACTACGCAGACGTGGGGCACGTTCGCCGAACGCTGGGCCAGCGTTGACGGCATATCGGCCCGCGAGTTCCTGACGAGCGGACAGCAGCAAACAGAAATCACGCACCGGGTGCGGATGCGATACCTCGACGGTCTGAACTCGACCATGCGGGTTTCGTGGCGGGGTCGCATCCTCGAAATCGCGTCGTGCTTGGAGCACGCCAACCGCAGCGAACACGAACTGCTCTGCACGGAGAGGGTGGACTGATGGCAACCATCGGCGTAACGCTCTCTGTTGGCCAGCAGGGCATTCGCGACACAATCGAGGCTCTTGGCCGTCTATTCCCTGAACGCAGCAAGGCAGCCATTCTGGCCGCCATCATGCGGAAGGCACTCAAGCCGGGGCTTGAAAAACTTGAAGAAGTGACGCCTGTCGGCCCTACCGGAAACCTCCGGCTGGCGGCATCGACAAAGGTTGTCACTTATGCAAAGGACGGCGTGGCTGTCGGGCTAATCGGCTACCAGCGTTCCGGCAGGCAGGGTTCGGAAAGTGCCGCCGGCGGCACGGTCAGGCGTGGCAAGGACCGGGCGTTTCATCAGTGGTGGCTCGAAAAGGGCACGGAGCCGCGAATCGTGGCGAAGTTGTCGAACACGCCATACGGCCGCCGTGGGCATCTAAGGCGGGTTCCCGGCAAGCCGGCGGTGGAGGTTCGCCCGCACATGGTTAGCGGGCAGAACGCCTATATCGCGTCGTCGTTCAATCGGCTCGGGCCGTTCAAACTGCAGCAGACGGCTCGCGTTCCGGCGGGCGGCGCCGGGCAGCGAGTGCAGACCGACCCGGCATACCCGCGGGCGTTTTTTCGGAAGTCAAAAAACCCGATTGTCATTCCGCCCATGCTGCCAGGCGGCCTCGGTGGTCGCCCTCCCGTCGAGACGGCGTTCCGAGAGTCCCAGCAGGCGATTGCGGAGATCCTCCAGCGTGAACTACGCCTGACGCTGGAGCAGGCAATCAGCACCATCAGCCGCTCGTCACAGGGGACCATCACGCCATGACGAAAATCCCTGAGCAGCTGGTGATGGACCAGTTGGAAAACGACCCAGACGTGGCGGCCCTGTTGGGCGGCCGGATCTACCCGGTGATAGCTCCCGCCTCCGCTGCCCTGCCGTTTGCGACCTGGCGGCGGTCAAACGTGACCCGCGAAATGACGCTTGGAGGCCCGCTGGGAATGCCCTCTGTGTCGCTGTCGGTCGATATCTATGCCGAGAGCTACTCGGCAGTAAGACAGATTGCCGACCGCGTCCGAGCGGTTCTGAACGGTTTCGCAGGTGGTGTGGGAAATTACATGCACGTGTCGATCGTGAGCCTGCAGAGCGAATCCGATGGGTTTGTGCAGCTGGCTGGCGGCGACCTACCACCCGTGTACAGCGTTACGCAAACGTACAGCATCCTTTGGCAGTCTGAATAACAGGAGATAGCCGTGCCTAGTTTCCCAACGCCCCATGATACTGCGGTTGGCAACTCGGGAACGAAGCTGTGGCTCGACGGCAACCAGTACACCGTCACAAACATCGCCATTGCTTTCACGAACCCCGGCGCTGACGCTGACCCGATTGACATTGCCCACCTAGGCCAGACGACCGGCGAGCAGGCTGCGACGATGCAGCGCCCCCTCATCGCGGCGGCAGCGGGCGGTGGCAGCGGTCGTCAGTTCACGTTCGACTACATCGGCACTGTGGTCATCGGCGACGCCTCGACGGGCACGTATCGTATCAGCGTTGCGGGCACCACGGCCCTTCTGGGCGGCACAACCGCGTCCTACTACACCGTGGCAAGTTCGTCTCTCACGCTGGCGACCAACGACGCCATCCGCGGGCAGGCTGTCCTCACGATCGCGCGTTGAGCCTGACGGGAGTCCGTCATGGCGATCCCAACATCGGGCATAACGGCAACCTTCAACGGCACTGCACTCGGTGAGATCACCGAGATTAAGTGGCTTGCTGGCGGCAGCTTGCCGCAAAGCCGTGGCGTCACTACTGGCACTGCCGTGCCGTGGTCGCTGGACATTGGTTCCATCGAGATCGCGGCGTTTGGCACTAACCTCAACAGGTTTAACCAGTGGGGCCTCAAGGCCGTCTTGGCCGTTGGCGGAACCGCCAGAGTCGCCTCGGCAACGGCGACGATCGTCACGGTTAATCTGTCCTGCAAGGCGGTCTGCCAGACGCTTGACATCGGCGCCAAAGTGAATGATGCGTGGCGCCACAAGGGCACGTTCAAAATCGTACTGGAGTAATTCAATGGTAGACCTGACAGCCGATGGCATCTTCGCGGCGAACGACCAGAACCTCATACCTGTGGAAGTAAAAGAGTGGGGCGGCACCGTCTACGTTCGCGTCATGAGCGTGGGCGAAATGGAGGCGTATCAGCGGGAGTTCGCTGAGAAGAAAGAGAAGATGGACCTGTGGCGACCGAAACTGCTTGTCCGGTGCATCTGTGACAAGGACGGCAAGGCGTTGTTCACGCACGACCAAGTCGAAAAACTCGGCACGAAGTCGGTGAAGGTGATGTCGCGGCTGTTTGACCTGGCGATGAGGCACAACGCTGTCACGAACGAGGATGTCGAGGCACTCGCAAAAAACTGAACCTCCGCCCGACGAGGCAATTCCTGTTTCGTCTGGCGGGGCATCTAGGCATGACGGTAGGCGAAATAGAGCGGCGGATGTCGTGCCGTGAACTCGCGGAGTGGATGGCTTACACGCGTTATTACGAAGCGATTCCCAACCACTGGCAGCAGACAGGATTGATCGTGTCGGCGATGCTCGCGCCGTATTCGGGCAAGGGGAAGGCACCAAGCCCGTCAGATTTCGTGCCGATTGAAACGCCGCCGCAGCACGTGAATCAGGTGATTGACGTTTTGCAGCAGTTGAAAGCGAACCTTGAAGGTGGTTGACCGTGGCGAACGTCCTTTCACTCGCGATGCGGATTTCCGCCGACGCTTCGGGCTTCAAGCTCGATCCGGTCCAACGTGCGCTCGTCGCGCTGGGAACTGAAGCGGACAAACTGACCGGCCAGTTTGAGAAGTTTGCCGGCGGGTCTGACGCCGCCGGCCGTGCCCAGCAGCAATTCGGCAGCCAGCTGCAAGACCTCCAGAACTCCCTGCGGGACGGTGCCATTGGTGCTACCGAGTTTGCGATTCAGTTTGAGAGGCTTACTGAAGCGGCGAACAAAGAGGCAGCGGCATTTCAGCGAGCGGCGCAGATCACGGAAGCCAACATCACTCCGCTACAGCGGTATGAACGGACTACGGCTGAACTGAAAGAGCAACTTGACTCTGGCCGCATATCGCAAGAGACGTACTCTCGAGCCATGGACAAGGCCAAGGTGTCGCTGAACGGCGTTGGCGATTCGGCGACAAAGACTGACAAAACACTGGAGTCGCTCAATTCCAACGTCAGCCTCCTCACGAAGATCGAAATCGGCCGCGCCTTGATCGACGGATTTCAAGCGTTGAGCGGAGTCTTTCAGCGAGTCACCGGGCAAATCACGTCGCTTGTCAGTAACGTCAATTCGTCGCTCGACACGCTCAATGATTTCTCTGCCCGCACGGGCATCGGTGTCGAGGCTCTTCAAGGCTACTCGCTCGCCGCAAAATTGGCCGGCGTTGATACGGAGCAGTTTGGCGCCGCGGTGCAGCGGCTCGGAGTCAGCATCGGCAAGGCAAATCCCGGTGACGCCTTTGACAAGAATTTAAAGGCTATCGGTCTTTCGGTCGCTGAACTGCGGGCGCTTGCGCCAGAGCAGCAATTTTCTGCCATCGGCGATGCCATTTCGCAACTCCCAACGGCTGCCGACCGTGCCGCTGCTGCCGTCGAAATCTTTGGCAAGCAGGGCGCCGCACTCGCACCGCTGTTTCGCGAGGGGGCGTCCAGCATTGATGAACTTCGCCAGCGAGCCGAGAGGCTTGGAATTATTGTCAGTGACACGCAAGTCAACAACGTCGCCGATCTCAACGACGCTTTTGATACCGTTAGTGCAACGATCAACGGAATCATCGGGCAGGTCGTCGGAAATCTTGCCCCGGCGGTGACGGCGGTTGTTGATGAATTCTTAAAGTTTGTTGAGGAGTGGAGCGGCGCTCAGGGAAGCGGCGGAACTGGCATTGCCAATGCCATCACTGACTCACTGCTGGAGGCAGCCGACTATTTTGCTGGCGTGTTTGACTTCTTTACCCGCAACCTCGAAGGAGTTTCTTCAAGCCTCGACGACGTAGCGGAAATCTTTCGGATTGGAGGGCAGTTGCTGCTGACCGGCGCCGAAGGATTCAGGACAATTTTCAACGTGATTCAGATCGGCATTGACGCATTGCTGATAGGTCTTGGCAAGGTGCTCGAAGGCATCGGCAGTTGGGTCAGCGACGACTTGGAACAGTTTGGCGCAGGGCTTGCGGCGGCGTCGCAGGAGTCAGCTGACCGGAACGCACGGGAAATGGAGGCAGCTGCAACCAACGCAGCCAACGCTTTCTCGGGCATCTTTGACGATGTCGGCAACAATGCAGAGCAGGCCGGGCAGGGAGCCGCGTCGCGGCTTGTCGGCGGCATCAAAACTCGCATTCAGCAGGAACGCGCGCCAGAGTTCCGCATTGAGTCGAATGTCGAGACGCTGCGAGAGCGGTTTGACAACCTTTTCGATGGACTTGTCGATCAGTCCAGTACCGTCACAAAGTTGATGCAGGAATTTGAGCAGGCATTAGCGGCTGCGCAGCAAGACGGGGAATTGACCGCTGACGAGATTGAGCGTATCGAGACGCTCCAGTTGAGAGTGAATTCCGCCATTGAAGAAGAGGCTCGAGGACGAAAAGAGGCCGCCGACGCAGCGCAAGCTCAGGCCGCTGCCGTTCAGTCAATCGTCGATCGGGAACTGGAACAGATCCGTATTCAGAATCAGTTTGGCGGTGATGAGGCGAGAGCGAAAAACGCTGCCGACCTGCAGAAGGTTCGTGACGAGATTGCGAAGACCGAGGCGGAACTGGCGCGGGCCAACGCCAACTCGGACACCGAGGCCGCTGCTCGCGCATCGGCTCGCCTGGCCCAGTTGGACCAAGTCGAAGCGAAACTATCTGAGGCCGAAAGCAACTTCGCAGACCGTGCGGACGAGACTGCTCAGGGGTTTGCTGACGGCTTCGATAAAGCCTTCCAGGCGACGACTCGCGGGCTGGATGATCTTATCGGCAAGGCGTCCGACTTCGGGAACGA